GTGAAAAGAAAGGTATGGAAGAGGGTGAAATGACACCAAAAGAAAAGAAATTCGCTGCTTTGGCTGAACCTAAAGATAAAATTACTTATGCTGATAAAATAGCTGGTGCTAAAAAGGGTGAAGTTAAAGAATCAAAACTTTCAATACTTAACGCTCTTAAAAATATGGATTCAATAATCGACAGTCTTACTGAAGGTGAAGTAAAAAAAAAAGTCTAAAAACTAGTTTAGACGAAGAAACAAAATATAAGTTAAAAATAGCTGCTCCTAGCGAGCCATCTGTTGAGACCCCAATTGAAGAACCAACTGCTGAAGAACCAGCAGCGCCAATTGATAACACAACACCTGCTGACGCATCATTAGAAGCCCCAGCAACAGATGATAAACCATTTGATGATGAGCCATTTGATGCTGGTGTTGAAGCTGATGAAGAATCAGACCCAAAGAAATTTATTCAACAACTAACTGGTAAGTTAGGACAATCCCTTAGAAAATATAACGAAGAACAAGGTCAACCAGATTTCGAATTAGAGAAATTTGCAATTAATTCTTTATTGTCAGCCACTCACACAGGTGAAATGGATGCTGAAGACCAAAAAGATATTATTAATAAAGTTAGAAAATCAGGAGCTGGTGATAAAGAGCCAAGTGAGGAACCTATGGGTGATGAAGCTCCAGCTGAAAAACCAGAAGGTGATGATAGTTTAGATTTTGGTAGTGAAGAAGATTTGGAAGAAAACTTATTTCTTAAAAACCCAAAGAAAAACAATATGTTTCAACCAGAATCTAATGATGTATTAGAAAGATTTTCTATGGACCCTATTGACGAATTTTCAGAAATGGTTGGAAAAGGTTTAGAAATGCTATTTAAAAACAATAAAATAAGCGGTGATGTATATGAAAAAGCACAAGACTATTTCTCTGACAAATATTATCATTTATTTCACAAGTTTGGTAGAGAAAATGTTTATTACGCTATTAATGATATATTAAGTTCTATTGACCAAAATGATTTAGCAAATTCGCAAATTGTCGGTTTTAGAGAAACAACAATAAAAGAAATGATAGAAACCATGGAAAAAGAATCAAATAACTACATGTTTTGGCAAAATCTTAAAACGATTCATCACGCTGCTGGTGAATTGTTAAAAATGAATTACGATGAAATAGATGCTTTATTATCAGATGGTCATGGATGGGCTTTGGACCATATAGCAACATCTGCTGATGATGTTGAAGAAGTTTATCATTTTATTGAAGGTAGACTAAATGATTACCATGTAGATTCTGATGACCATTATGAAATTGAAGACGAATGGTCGGCTCCAATGGAGTTGCACAAAGAAGTAGCAGTTTCTGATGATTTAAAATATCATTTGGAAAACAGCATTCCATTAAACGAAACAATATACAGAGTTGGTTCAGAAAAATATTTTAATTTGATTAAAGAAATAAAATCTTTATATTCAAAAGGATTTATTAAACTTAACGAAAACGATACTTTTATTGTTAATGAGTTTGATAATCAATACATTGTACTTGAAGGTAAAAAACTTAAAATGAATTTTATTTACGAAGAAGATGAGACCGAAAAAATAAATGAGGCTGAATACAAGGGTAAAAAAGTTCAATTGGGGAAACCTAAGAGAGGTGGTTCAAAGAAATTTTATGTTTATGTAAGAGACCCTCAATCTGGTAATATTAAAAAAGTATCATTTGGTGCTAAGTCTGGTGGTGGTAACTTGGCTGTTAAGTTAAGAGACCCTAAAGCTAGAAAAGCATTTTCAGATAGACATAACTGTCCTTCAAAGACAGATAAAACAACACCAGGATACTGGGCATGTCGTTTGCCTCGATATGCTAAGTCATTAGGGTTAGCTGGTGGTGGCACATGGTGGTAATATTTTAAACAATATAAAAAAATGAGTTATCTAGTAGCAAATTTACCACCCGTACAGTGTTATATTCGAAAAGAATTTCTTTATGATTTTCAAAAAGGTCATGGAGAATATGAACCATGTTATTGGGTGAGTGTAAAATCTATAAAGGGTAAAGCTTTATATTTTGAAAGTCTATTGACTAAATTTGGTGCTTTATACGATAAATTACCATTATCTGCTTATGTTTGGAAAACTGATATTGTTTCACATGAATTATTCCCTTTAGACTATTTAGAAATATGGGATGCTTTTTCTTATAATATAACAGTAATACAGAAATCTACTTTAAGCGGTTTAAAATGTAAGGTTTTGGTGAAAGATAAAAAGATGTATAATGGTACGTATATGTTTACAATAGATAGTTGTCATAGTGACCCTAACGAACTTAATATATCATTATCTGAAACACCAAATGAACATAAAAGTTTTAATATTATAAAATTAGATAATGGTCAATTTACAGCTCAGCCAAACAATAGAGTTTTATTTTATGACCAATCTTTAACACCAGATGGTGTTACAATACCAGATTTTAAAGTTTCAACACATAGATTTAATTGTGAAGATGGTTTAAAATGGTCGGCTGGAGATAAAGATGATTTTTTTTATGAAATAAACAAAAAGATTAATTAAATATGAAACCATATACAGAACAAAAAACTGGAAACATAATTAGAAGAACATTTTCACATCTTGTTGAAAGTGAAGAATTGACATGGCATCGAGATAGAGAAGATAGAATCGTAATTCCTTTAAATGAAAACGATTGGATGGTTCAATTTGATAATGAGTTACCAAAAAAATTAAATGTTAATGAAGAATTTTTCATACCAAAAAATACATTTCATAGAGTTATCAAAGGTTCTGTAGATTTGATGGTTGAAATCATCGAAACCAAGTTTGAGGATGATGAATTGGTTGTTTATGAGGCCATTGAGGAGGGTAAAAAGAAAAAAGGTAAAAAGGATGCTTGTTACCATAAGGTAAGGGCTAGATATGACGTATGGCCATCAGCTTATGGTAGTGGTGCTCTTGTTAAATGTCGTAAAGTTGGTGCTGCTAATTGGGGGCATAAAACCAATGAGTCAGAGGAAGGAAATTTTGAACAAATATTAAATAAAATTAAAGAATACAAATTATTCTCTGTTAAAGATTTTAATATAAAAATGGCTAATGAGTGGGTTCCTATGTGGAAAACGGAATATGAAAATGATGTCGCTAAAATAAACGAGATGGTAGCAAGACATTTTTTATATGAATTAGCACAAGAATTGGTTGGTGGTGTTGAAGAAATTGATTTTCGTAATAAGGGTAAAAATCCAGTAAATCATTTTCAAATGGAAATGTATTTGGGTAATATAATTTTACAGACTGTGCCTTTTATTTATGTTGATAATAATCATAAAGTAATTTCAAAAAGAACACAAATTGAAATTCTTAACAATGATTATGATACCATAAAAAAAATTATGGAGGTTAGTGAAGAATCAATAGAAGAAAAATGGTCTGAAAAATACAAAAGAAGCATAGATTGCAGTAATCCAAAAGGTTTTAGTCAAAGAGCACATTGTCAAGGAAGAAAGAAAAACGATGAAAACATCGAAGAACTTGAAGTTTACGAAGCTAAAAAGACTGACTTTTCAAAAGAAAAAGAACAGGGTCTTCATGGTTGGTTTTCTAGAAAAGGTGGTGAAGGAAAATCTCAAGGATGGGTTGATTGCAACACATGCAGAAAAGACCCTAAGACTGGTAGGAAAAAATGCAAATCTTGCGGTAGAAAAGATGGTGAAGAAAGAGCTAAATATCCAGCTTGTAGACCAACTCCATCTGCTTGTGGGACACCTAAAAAGGGTGAAAGCTGGGGTAAAAAAAGCAACGAAAGCTTGTCAATGTTAGAAAATTTAAGTATCTTTGAACCTAAAAACTATATTAAAAATATTTTAAGAGAATCATTTAATCAAGAAGATACTATGAGTGAACCAATGACACAACCAGCACCAGTAAAACCTAAAGAAGCTCCAGCAAAGCCATTTACTGAACCTGTTAAACAGCCAAGTAGAAAAGATAAACCATTTCTACCTATGCCTAATGTACAACCAGACCCAAAAGCAATTAAAGAAGGTAAGTTTGATTATGAAACATACCATAAAACCCTATCTAGCACTTTAGATGCCGCTAGAAACTATAGTGTTGTTAAAGGTTATGATGAAGTTGAATTTAATATGAATGATGTTCAACATGTGGCTTATGGTCACACAGAAAGATTTAGTAAGGAATTAACAAAAAATGGTGTACCGCAAAAAAAAGCTTTACACGTTCAAATCTATAGAATGGAAAGTGGTAATTACGAATTAAATATGTATATAAACTAATGAAAGATTTGTATCTAATATATGTTAATATGGTTGGTAAGAATTACCAAGGTGATTACTTATATGAATTTATTTTTTCAGACACAACCAAAAATATTGACGGTAACGAGTGGGATACATTCCCAGCTTCTGGAAGACCAGAAGCACCACATGACCATTTTATCAAAAAAGTTGGTAGACTTGAATCTGAACTTAATTTAGATGTTATTCAAAATAGTGATACATTTGCTGTTTGGGATGCTGTGGATGGTGTAATAGCTTTAGCATGGGAAAACATAAATGCTTATGACTCTTACCCAGAAAAAAGACTTTGTTTTAAATTTGGTGAACCAATTAAAGATGTAGAAACCAAACTTTATGAAAAAGACCTAATACTTAATTATAATAAACAATACCATGGAGAAAAAAAATAAAATAAACGAAGAAGAAAAGTTTAAAATCCACGTTTCTAAAAAAGACTTGGAAAACCCTAACACAACTAAACAATTAGCTGGTCTTAAGAAAAAAAACCCAAATATAGAATTTGATTTGGAGCCAACGGCAAAATCAACCACTACTTCTGTTTCATCTATGATGGAGCAACCAGAATCTGTTATTCAACCACAAGACCCAGCTACTCTTAAGTACTTGTCAAATGTGATTGATAATAACACTGGTAATATATCTCAACCATTTACTATTGCTGATAAACAATATCAGATGGTTAGAGCTATGGCACCAAATAAAGAAGTTATGTTAGGTGTTTACTGTTTTGATGAATTTGACGATAACGGAGAAAATATTATTTATCCAAGTGACCATTTTGAAAAAACAATAGCTTTACCAATGAAAGAAAAATTGGAAATGGAAAATAAAATTATTGAAATTGCTGATGAAAATAAGAGTATTGGGCTAAGTGAATATAAACACTATATTGTTAACGAAAAAACTGGTAAGTTTAGAAAATTTAAAAGTGTTGAGGAATTAGCTAAAGCTAATATGTGTGAAGGTGAAAAATACATGGGTATAAAAGAATTTAAAAAATTCTTTGAGAGTAAAGTTTTTGGTTATAAAAAAAATATCGTTTCTGAAGAATCACCAACTGGTCAAGAATCTGATGAAGATATGAATGCTAAAGCTAAAAAGCTTATGGATATGATAGGTAAAAAAATTCCTTCAAACATAATTAGCACGATAAAAACACCTGTGGCTAGAAGAGAAGTAATTGCAGCATTTGCTGAAATGATAGGTGTTCCTAGAACTGGATTAGCAAATTTGATTTCTGGTTTAAAAGATATTGCAACAAATAAAACCCCTCAACAACAACAACAACCAGTAACTGAAAATAAAATTATTAAAGTAAAAGATATAAGATAATGGCTGATTATAGAAAAATAGTTGAGGAGGCATTAAAGAGGGCAAAAAAAGAAAAAACAATAAATGAAAGTATTGTTTATCCTGATAGTATTACCGAAAGAATGCACCCTAGTTTAGAAGAAGATTTAAAGAATAGACAACATTCTTTAGGTAAACACCCTATATTTCCAGAAGATGATGAATCAACTTTTGAAGAAAAGATAATAGGTGAACGTTTTAAAGAAGTTGCTAATCGTTATAAAAGAGCTTATGATGTTGAAAGTGTAGACAATCGTCATGTTATGAAAGAAATGATGCCATTGGTTTATGAAACAATGGGTCTTGAAGCCAAACACAAGAAATCTTTGGAAAAGTTGGCTGAGAAAATGGTTAGGGAAGAATTCAATATGGGTGAAGATATTGTTGAAATTCGTGCTGAATTAACATCTGAAATCAATATGGAAGGCACCAAAAAGAACCCAAAACCAATTACAACAGAAACTGAATTTAAAAACCATGATGAAATGGTTAACGCAAAAGATGAAGTCTATAAAAGAAGATTTCTTAATGCTATGATACAAGGTGCTGCAAAGAAAACCAATCATATGTTCCACGTAGTTGATGAAGAATTGACTGATATGGACCCAAGATTACCAAATAAGTATTCTAAAATGATGGCAGCTGCTGATTATATGTATTACATTGTTCCAGCAATGGAGAAAGGTATTAGTGGTGGTATTGTTAGGGTTCAATTTCCAACAGCGTCAAACCCTAAAGCCGTTATTTATGCTCAAGCAATGGTATTCCCAGTTCTTATTCATGAATTGGTTAAAGGTGTTATGGAGTTGATGTCAGCGCATGGTTTACCAAAGGATAAAAGAATAGGTGAATATGTAATAAATAAATCCGATTTCTTGGCTGCTGAACCATGGGATATGAGACTTGGACCAGCATTATGGGGACGTTTTACTTCAATGATTGAACCAGATGATTTTCATTTAAAACATCATTTATATACAGAATTGGCTTCAATGCCAGTTAAAGAGTTTAATCTTAAAATGAGAGAGATTATGGCTGGAACAAAAGAAGGGAAAAAGATTGTTAAGAATATTCTAGATGAAATTAAAACTGAGTTTAAAGAAGATGAGTTTAATGAAGCTATGAATGAATTGGGGAATACAGATGAACCAAAATTTGAAGATAAATCAAGTTATAGATTTGATGAATTATTTGGTGATGATATTGAATCGGATGATACCAAAGAAGGATATGATTTTGATGAATTATTCTAAATAAAGGCCCAATACGGGCCTTTATTCGTTATTGGTATATTTATATGTAACATAAATTATGTTATGAATTTGACAACTAACGAGATTTTTAGAGAATATGCAAAATGTTTAGCCAGTCCAGTTTATGCGATTGAAAATTACTTGGAAACATTCGACAAAACACAAGAAGGTTTTGTCCCCTTTAAATTATTCCCAAGACAAAAGGAAATTATATATGCATATGATAAACATAGATTTAACTTAGTCACAAAACCTAGACAGGCTGGTGTGTCTACAACAACAGCTGCTTATATGGCAATAAAAGTTGGTTTTGCTGATTTTGATAACCCAGAAGCCGTTCTAATCATCGCCAACAAACAAGAATTAGCTTTTGAATTTTTGGCTAAAATTAAAGATTTTCTTTCACAATTACCTAGATGGGTTTGGGGTTCCGATTATTATGGGACAACAAAAAATGAGGAAAAAAGTATTTTCCTTACAGATTCCAAAAAAGAAATAAAGCTACCTAATGGTAGTCGTGTTAAAGCGGTTGCTACATCTAAAGATGCTTTGCGTGGTTTCACACCTACGTATCTTGTTATGGATGAAGCTGCTTATATTGATAACGGAGCTGAAGTATTCGGTGCTGCATTAACTGCATTGGGTACTGGTGGTAAAGCTACATTGATTTCTACACCACGTGGTATGGACGCTTTATATTATAAAACATATGACCAAGCTAGAAAAAAAGATAATAATTTCAATATAATTGAGATGAAATGGTATGAAGACTTGCGTTATAATAAAGATTTGCGTTGGATTAAAGATGAGATAATAGAGCACGAAGTTGAATTTACATTTTATTCTTATGAGAAAAAAATAACAGATGGTTGGAAACCAACGTCATCATGGTATGAGGAAATGTGTCGTGGTATGAATAACGATGCTAAAATGATTGCACAAGAATTGGATGTATCATTTATTGGTTCTGGTGGAAATGTTATTGATGA